AAAGGAAGCGAACCGCAGAATATCCTCGGTTGGTGGTATCCGCTGGACAAGGTTTATCCCCTGCTTTCCCCGGACACAACCATAGAAGATGTGCATCAGGCTTTTTTTCAGTACGTTCGACCGTTTGGAGCGAATTATGCTGATGATAATTCTCCGCTGGGTATGTCTATTTACGCACCCGCCCTGAATACGCTTCACGGGTTGGATATCATGTTCGATTCACTTCAGCGGGAGTTTGTGTTGGGGAAGAAAAGGATCATTGCCCCGGCACGGTCAATGAAGGTTTCCGCTGGCGTGAATGGCTCCCGGCCTGACAGGTATTTCGATGCGGATGATGAAGTCTGGGAAGCTCTGGCAACGGACAACCCGGAAGACCTGAAGATTTACGACAACTCTGTTGACCTTCGTGTGGAACCGCATATAGCGGGCATAAACGGCGATTTGAGCATCCTTTGTGCGCAGATAGGGTTTGACCCCGGCACATTGTCATTCGATGCTACAAAGGGTCTTAAAACAGCGACAGAGGTCATCTCCGAGAACAGCAAGACATTCGGCACAGTCAAAGCGCATGAAAATCTGCTGAAGGATGCGCTGGTTGATATGGTTCATGCAATCTTCGACCTTGCGGTTCGTTACGGGCTGACATGGGAAGGAAAGACCGTTGAAAGCCTGATTTCCGGCGGGTATGATGTTTCGGTCAAATTCGATGATAGTATCATCGAGGATAAGAACGCAGAGATTAACAGGGGCGTTTCCCTTGTCGGTGCTGGTCTGCTGTCAAAGAAAAAGTTCATGACTGATCTGCTCGGGTATACGCCGGAAGATGCAGATAGCGAACTGAAGCAGATCAGCAATGAACAGCGCACGAACTCGGTGATTGTTAACAGGCTATTCGGCGGGATGGAGTGATTAGATGAATCCTCGCTGGATTGAGGAAATGTCATGGCGAATGGCTGAAGTTTATGGGGCTGTGACGGATCGGATTCTGATTAACCTTGCGCATCATTTCCGGTATATCCGGGAAGGAGCGAAACCTGGCGGCAGTTGGGATTATCAGATACGGAAGCTTGCCGAAATGGGTCAGGTTACCCGGGAAACGGAAGCAATTATCCTTTCCATGCTGGATGGTGCGGATGCAGCCTTGACTGATCTTCTGGAAGCGAGTATCCGGGATGGGCTGAAGGATACAGAAAAACCGCTCAGAAAGGCCGCTGAGAAGGGTTTACTTCTTGGGCAAGGATTTCTCCCTCCTGAGGTTGCTCCGAGCCAGATGCAGGCATTTCAGGCGTTTTACAGGCAATCTGCGGATAAGCTGAATCTTGTGAATACTGTCATGCTGGAAAGCACACAGGCGGCTTATCAGGCAACCGTGTCCGATATCGCAAACCGGATCAACGCCATTCAAGGCGTTCTGAACATTGAAACCGGCGAAGTTGTCACCGGGGTTTCTACGCTGAATCAGGCGATCCGTGGCGGTGTTCAGAAGATGGTGGAAAACGGGATCACCGGATATATTGATCACGGCGGGCATCACTGGTCACCGGAAGCATATGTGGCGATGGATGTTCGCACCACGATGGCAAACACGGCAAGAGCGGCAGTGTGGGAACGGAATGAACAGTATGGAAATGATCTGTATCAGGTTTCGTATCATGACGGAGCAAGGCCGCTTTGCTATCCATGGCAGGGCAAGGTGATTTCACGGGATGATTTGAGCCGGGATGTGGAAGACGATGAAGGAAATACAGTCCACGTTTATGCTCAGAGTGAAACCACATACGGACAGGCCGCAGGGCTTTTCGGTATAAATTGCGGACATTATCCGATTCCTTTTATTCCGGGGTTCAGCAGGATCAGACCGCCGGAACAGAATGAGGAACAGAATGCTAAGGAATACGAAGAAAGCCAAGAGCAGAGGGCATTAGAACGCAGATTGCGATATGAAAAGCGTGATCTTGCGGTGCTAAAAGCACAGGGGGCAACAGATGAAGAAATAAAGATACAGCGGGAAAGAGTAAAAACAGCACGGAATAACCTGAATGATTTCTGTGAGGAAACCGGAAGGGCGAGAAGGTCAAACCGTGAAAGAACACCCATCAAGGCAACATGGCCAGATGAGTGAGAAAGGAGGTCAAAATGTGCAATCATGACAGGCTTCGGACTGTCGGCGACCGGGTATTCTGCTGTGAATGCGGAAAGGAACTTGATATTGCGTTTCTGGAGGGCAAAAACAGCGCAAAAAAGCCGCCCGACAATACGGGGACGGATAAATCCCCGGGAAGAAAAAGACGGGCTAAAAACGCTAAATAAGGGGGAAAAACGAAATGATTGACAATTCCAAGATAAGCAAGCCGGAATTGATGGAAGAAAAAATCAGTATTGAGTTTTCAGGAGAAGAATTTGACGAAATTCTGAAATATCAGGAAACGTTGGAAAACGCAACCGTACAATCCGCAATTCTGAACGCTATCCGGATTGCAACTGAATGATCCCCGTTTTTCAGATGATGGAACAGGCGGCGAAAGCCGCTTTTTTCATACCATTTTGTAACGGACAGTATTGTCCTTTGCAAAAAACTAATTCGTCCGGCGGGACGATAAACACGCATCGGTGCATCACTCTATAGCACCGCAAAAAGGAGGAGTATATGGCTGGTATTTTCACAAGGCCCGCATTGGACAAGATCATGCAGAACGCAGAACTGACACCGGAACAGAGAACGGAACAGGTTTTTTCCCTGTACGGGCGTGCGCTGGATGAAGGCTACATCTCCAAGCGGGACGCAGACGAAGCCAGAAACAAAGCCGTTGAAGCGGCAAAAGCGGAGTTCAAGGTTCCCGAACCTATTGATCCGAAAACCACCCCGGAATACATGGAAGTGCTGAAGGAAAGGGATATGCTCCGTGCGATCGGCGGGGAAGACTTCCAGACAGTCAAACCGAAATTCCGGGAAACCGTATTCGGAATGCTGGACAGGGGCGAGAAAGCGGCTCCGGTTGCGGAACAGTTGACCTGCATAAAAGAAAAGTATGAGGAATACTTCATGCCGGTTCAGGAACCGCAGGGACAGAAGAACACTCCGCAGTTTTCAAAACAGCCGGGACACTCCGGCACAAACCCGGAAAGCGAAGAGGATAAACTTGTCAAACAGCTTTCCGCACAATGGTAAAAGAAAGGAATGAAAAAACATGGCGAACTCTATCAATTACGCTGCGGTATTTAACCGCATCCTTGATGAAAAGTTCTACATCCTGCCTCGCACGATGTGGATGGAAAACACGAACCCAGGTCTTGTCTGGGAAGGCGGCAAAGAGATCAAGGTTCCGAAGCTGGCTATGGACGGACTCGGCACTATGAACGGCTACAAGGCTCCGAACGGTGACCTGACTCTGGATTGGGAAACCAAACAGCTTCAGTATTACCGTGGCCGGAACTTCGCTATCGGTCGGTACGATGTGGATGAAACCAATTTCGCCCTGACCGTTGGCAATGCCCTGAAAGTGTTCCTGAACAGTCAGGTTATCCCGGAAGTCGATTGCCTGCGTATTGCCGCCGCTGCACAGGGTGCTGTTGCTCACGGCACGGTTGTCGCACAGGCTACCTCCGGCATTACTGCCGCCAACATCCTCGACCTGTTGATGACGGATATCACCGCCGTTCAGGACAAGATTGGCGAAACCGAACAGCTTTACATTCAGATTTCCACCAGCCTGAAGGGGCTTCTGGAACGGTCTTCCCAGATTGCCAAGTATCTGAATGTGCGTGACTTCAATGTCCGGTCTGCCACGCTGAAGATTGAAGCCCTGAATGATCAGTACCTGATCGGCACTCCCTCCGGCTATATGCACAGTGTATTTGGCCTGAATGACGGCGCAACCGCCGGTCAGACTGTCGGCGGCGTGACCTTTACCGATCTCGGCGCAAACATCAACTGGATTATCGCTGCCCGTCCTGCGGTGGATGCTATCGCTCGTCCGCAGATCAGCAAGGTTATCGATCCCGATGTGAATCAGGAAGGTGAGTTCTGGAAGATCATGTTCAGCATCTATCATGGTTGCTGGACTTATGACAACAAGGGTGACGGTCTGCTGGTCAACCTCGACACCGCTTCTGCGGATGACCTGACTGTTTCCAGCACCGCCGGGACTGCTGCCGCCGGTGATTCTGTGATCGCCGTTTCCGGTGTAGCTCCTGCCGGCTTCAAGTATGTCTGGAAGGCCGCTTCCGGTACTGCTCCGGCTGTCGCTATCGGCACTGCCCTGAAGGCTTCCGATGGTTGGGCTGACCTGCCTGCTGACGGTCTGATTTCCACCACGAACGCCTACAAGATCACCGTTGCTCTTGTTGCGGCGAACGGTCAGCCGATTGCATACGGCTCCGGCACTGTTGCGGCGAAAACCTGATGAGGTGACAGCATGAGCGCAATTGTAGATTTCCAGTATTATTCTGGGGAATACATGGGAAGTGAAGCTGATGAAGCTTCCTTCCCTGCGCTCTATGCTCATGCATCCCGGCTGATTGGGGCTATGACGCATTGGCAAGTTTCGGAGGAAACCATAGATAACTTTCCTTCCCTGATTCAGACATTATACCGGCTGGCGGTCTGCTCGCAGATTGATTTCCTCGCAATCAACGGCGTGGAAAGCATTTCCGGCGGGAATGATACCGGCTTCATGGTTGGAAAGGTTCAGGTGTACGGAAGAAATGGAGCCAGCGCAGGCGGGGCAATGAGCATGAGCATTTCCCCGGCGGCAAAAGCTTATCTGGAACAAACCGGACTGATGAATCCGCAAGTTCCGACCGTGGATCGGTGGTGGTAATATGCTGAAACCTATCCCGGCAAAGATCATGCGAAGCACAGCAACCGTGAAAGTCTGCACGGGGTTTGACCGATACCAGAATCAGACATATCAAGAATACACAGTCAAAAAGGTGCATCTGCAACCAACAAACGAAATCAGGAAAACCCCGGAGAATACAGATTGCATTCTCCGGTCTATCCTGTTCGTTGACAGGCGGCACAGCACTCCTTCACTTGATTGGTGGGAGCTTTTCAGCAATGCCCACACAATCGGCGGAGATATGCGAGTTATTGTCAGAGGTGAAGAATACACCGTTTTTTCTGTGGACGAACTGAGGGACGATACTGATAATTTTCATCATTATGAAATCGGTCTGGCTTGAGGGGTGATAATATGTCGGTTAAAATAGATATTTCACCCGCAAAAGTTCAGGTCAAAATTGATAATGTATGGAAAAACGGACTTGAGAAGTTATCAACCGAAATTCTCGCTGATTGTAATGAATACTGCAAAGAAGATACGGGAATGTTGATCTTGTCGAGCTTTATACATAGTCAACTCGAAAAAGGTCTATTGATATGGCAAACACCGTATGCACGGCGGCAGTATTACGAAATCAGAACAGCCCACAAACAGCCAAACCCCAAAGCGAGCTGGAAGTGGTGCGAGGTTGCAAAACGGCATCACAAAGAGCGCTGGGTGAGATTGGCTCAGAAGATAGTTGAGGAGCAAAAATGACGATCATAAATTCAGCGGTCGAATCTGTAATGGATTTGATTAATGCGTTGGGCTTGTTTTCTCCTATCTCCCGGGGAGCGTTGGGAACAGGTAACGGGCTTGTGTGCGAAGTTGGGCCGAGTGGGCCGGAAACTGTTTTTCTGGATAAAAACCAATACATCGTCCTTGATTTAACCATCAACGGAAAACATACAAACCTGTTCACGCTATCTGAAAGCATGAACCAGATACACGAAGCATTGACGATGCTGAGAGAATATCCTTTCGGGGATGACTGGAAGATAGTTGATATAACAACGCTGACGGAGCCGCAGAAAATCGGGCGAGAAGATAATAACGCTTGGTTGATGGCATCCGCACTCAATATAAAAATCGAAACTAAGGCATGAAAGGAGAAATCATCATGGACGCTGTATGGGTCAATGAACTGTATATCGATACTTCCACCGCTGGTGCAGCCGATCCTGTTTGGTCGAAGCTGTGTCAAGGCATTGAAGGAATGCAGTTCAATGAGAACGAGCAGAACCAGCAGAATTTTTTCATCTGCGGCGAGGGGTTTGCTCACAATGAGGTAACCGGTGCGGCTCCCGAGCTGGTGATTACCGGGCGGCGCATTGTGGGCGATACCGCACAGGATTATATTGCCGGGATGCAGTTCAAGCTCGGTTCTGAGCGTAACAGCAAGGTCAAAGTGGTTTCCGGAGGAAAGCAGATTATTTGTGCTTGTTCCGTGGGTGCTATCACCTCTTTCGGCGGAAATACGCTTGACCTGAATGCTTTTGGCTGCACACTCCGTTTCAACGGCAAGCCCGAAGTTACAAATGCTTAATATTTTAGGGAGGGGTTGCGATGGCTTCCCCTCCCTTTTTTTGAAAGGAAGGTCAAAAGATGTTTGGTATCAGAAAATCTATAACATTGAACAGAGTACGGGACAGGGTTGTTATTCGTGAGGGCGATGAGAAAATAATCCTGTTTGTTGATGATGAAATAAATAGTCTTATGCGAAAAATCCGGGAAGCTGAAAAGCTGATCATTAGCATAAACGGAGAAAGTCAGAAATCGGAACGTATCTATGCGGCAAGAATGTTTTCAGAAGCTCTGTTCGGTGAAAAGCAAACAAAAGACCTTTTCCATTTTTATCATGAGAATGAAGATTGTGTGATCTCAATTTGTGGAATATATTTCAGCGATAAAAAGCACGGTTTAAGCAAAAAAATTGCTAAGATGCAGAAGAAAAGAAAATGAAACTTTTTGAACGGCTTCCGAACTCCGTTGTGGTGAATGGTCGGAAATGCAGAATCAATCTTGATTTCAGAAACGTGCTGAAAATGCTGAAATATCTGTCTGATGAAAGTCTGCTTCCAGAAGCTCGGGAATGGCTTGCGCTGAAATGTATATGCAGACACCCAAGAAAGGGAATGCTTGAAGCTGTTACAAGGTTGCTTTTCCCGTATGCTTATGAAGATTCAGGAATAAAAGAAAGGCTTACCGATTTTGAACAGGATGCAGATTTGATTCGTTCTGCATTCTTGCAAGTGTATGGAATAAACCTTTTCAGAGATAAATTGAACTGGTTTGAGTTTTGCTGTTTCCTTTCATGTATACCTGAAGGAAATAGATATAGCGACATTCTGAGCATTCGCTCCCGTCCTATTCCAGAACCAACAAAATATAATCAAAAAGACCGTGAATTGTTGATGATTGCTAAATCAAAATACAGAATCAAATTATCTGAAAAAGAGCAGAAGCAGAAATATCAAAATGATGTTGGAAGAATATTTGCTGGACTTGAAAAAATGATTCCGCCAGATGGGGGTGCAAACAATGGCGAGTGATGGAAAGATTGTATTTGAAGTCGATGTTGACGGCAAAAATGCCTTGACCGACTTAAAAGGTATAACAAGGGACATTGAACAGGAAACAAAAAAATGGGATAATTCCGTTTCTCAAACATCTGATAAGCTTGGTTCGAACCTTGTTGATGCTTTTAAAACTGTTGCGGCATCATCGGCATTTATTCAAATTGGGAGAATGCTCGTTCAACTCGGCGGCGAGTCCATCACTCTTGCATCTGATCTTGAAGAAGTTCAGAATGTTGTCGATGTAACATTTGGATCGGCTGGAGCGGCGACCATTGAAAGATGGGCTGGTGAAGCTCAAAAAAACTTCGGTTTAACTGAACTTCAAGCAAAAAAATATACGTCCACTCTTGGGGCAATGTTTAAATCTTCCGGCATTGCTGAAGGTTCGATAACTGATATGAGCACGAGCCTTGCAGGATTAACTGCGGATATGTCATCGTTCTACAACTATGGTTTCGATGAAATGTTCCAGAAAATTAGTGCTGGGCTTGCCGGAGAGGTTGAACCATTGCGAAGGCTTGGAATCAATATGAGTGTTGCGAATCTGGAAGCATTCGCCCTCGCAAATGGGATTGAAACATCTTTTAACGAGATGAGTCAAGCCGAACAGGTTATGCTTCGTTACAACTATCTTATGAATGCTACTTCAGATGCCCAAGGAGATTTTGCTCGGACTTCTGATAGCTTTGCCAATAGTCAGCGAAAAATGGCAACTGGTTTTGATACATTGAAAGCGCAACTTGGTGAAGCACTCCTGCCAATTGCAACAAGTGTATCAAATGCGGTAAATGAATTACTGGATGTTCTTACATATCGCCCACCGGAAACCGCATTTGATGTTGCGGAGCAATCAATCAACAATGCTGAAGCATCAGCGACTCAGGCGCAAGGTATCCTCGGATATATGGATACACTGTATGAAAAGTATGGAAGTGCCGCCACAAAATCAGAAGAATGGGCAAGCGCACTTGAAAAGTTGAAAACTGTTTTCCCTGAAGTAAACGAGTATATTGATGCCGAAACTGGAAGCCTGACAGCATCGAATGAACAGTTGCGTCAATATATCGAAAACAGCAAACAAGCGGCAATTGAAGATGCCAAAAAGGCCGCACTCGCTTCTCTGAATGAGCAGTATATAACTGCTGGTCAGGCTTATTATACCGCAGAAATTAACAGAGATATGGCGAGAGAACAAGCCCAACAGGCAAGAGCTAACTTGATATCATATGTTCAGAGGACGGATAGCACATTCACTGGTAACGGCATGAGCATGGAACAAATCACCTATGCCGCACAGTCTGTTGCAAATGAATTGGGAGAGAGTCAATCAACCATCAATGAATGGGCGAGAATCTACAATGAACAAACCACTGTTGCAGAAGGTTTCCAGACTGAGATGGAACAGACAAAAGCTTCGATGAACAGCTTGAAAGCTGATCTGGATATTGCGACAGCCGCTCTTGAAAGAATGAGCGCAGCGGCGACTTCTGCGGCTTCCTCGCTTGGTGGCAGTTCTGGGATGAATAGCGGACAATACTATAACTGGTATTATAGCGGAAAAGGATTTGCTACTGGGCTTGATTATGTTCCGGCAGAAGGTTTTTATCATCTGCATCCCGGTGAACGGGTACAAACTGCCGTTGAAGCGAATATGTTTAGAGAATTTGGAAGTTCACGATCCGATATAGATTATAGCATCTTTGGTGCAATGATGCGTGACAATATAAAGCCCGGTGGGGATGTATACCTTGATGGTCGGGTCGTTGGTTCGGTCATATCCGCACAGCAGGGACGGAGCTATAGAACGTTGCAAAGGAGCGGCTGGCAGTCATGATCATTTTTGACGGTGTAGACATTCAAAGCGTGGCGAATGTAAAGATCGAGGATATTCTGGTTTCTCCAGTGGAAATTGTTCCAACTGTTCGTGCAAGACCCATCGCTCCGGGGTCTTTTTTTGTGCGTAATGCGTTTGGAAGCCGGACAGTTTCAATCACATTTGCAATCCAGACAGAGAACAAGGTGGCTCGGCATGAAGCCCTGATGGCGGTTTCTGCATGGGCAAAGACTGACAAAGAATACAAGCTGTTGCTTCCGGGATATCCGAATTTTTACTTGATGGCAGTTTGCACAGGCAAGCCGGAACCATCTATGCGGCAATGGTGGGAATCAAAGCTCCGGCTTACCTTCTCATGTTTCGATAATCCATTTTGGAACAGCATCATAGAAAAAACAGCGGCTTGCGGAAGCTCTTTCTTTGTTGCTGGAGATGCTCCCCCCCTTATGCAGATCACAAGAACGCTTTCTGCTGCGGCAAGCGATCAGACATATTCGCACAGTGGGCAAAGCATGACCTTTTCCACGATTCCGGCTGGGTCGCTGGTTATTGATCTGAATAAACAGCTTGCAACGGTGAACAATGTTTCGATTATGCAGTATTACAATGCGAGAAGCAGATTCTTGGAACCCCGGATCGGAACGGAGAACATCAGCGGAACCGGAACAGTGGTATACCGGGAAAGGTGGCAATGATGGAAATAATCTTTTGCGATGCCGCCGGAACAGTTCTTTTCACCCGACTGGATATGGAGAGCGGTCATTGGGTGCAACAGGAAATGAGCATCAATGCCGTTTTCCCTTTTGACAATGCGAAACAGATAAAATACGGGCAAAGGATCGCTTTCCGGGATGCTGAAAATAATTTTCAGGTATTCGAGATTCGGAATGTGGTGAACATTGAGCCGGATCATTATCAGCAGATCACGGCAGAACATATCGTCATTTCCGAGCTGTCAGATGAACACATTGACAAGCAGGAAATCACAGATAAAACGGCACAGCAAGCCCTTTCCTCCGTTCTCTCCGGAACTGGGTGGGCAGTTGGTAACAATACGGCATCCGGCACACAGTCGGCGGATATAAGCCGGGGGAATGTATGGAATGCTGTCAATGTGATTCAAAAGAATTGGAATGTATATATTATTCCACGGATCACGAGAAACAGCGCAGGGGCAATCAACCACAAATATCTGGATATCATCCCGGCGCAGGGGACGAACAATGGGCTGTTTCTGAGCGTTCATAAGAACCTTTTTGATCCTTCTGTAACCTATGATGATACGAACGTTTACACAGCATTGTACGGCTATGGAGGCAGTGTGGATGTTCAGCATACCGGAGAAGATGACACCCGGGAGGAACTAACCTTTGCCGATGTGGTATGGTCGCAGACAAGCTCGCACCCGGCGAAACCAGCAGGGCAAAAGTATCTTGAATGGCCTGAAATGACTGCAATATATGGCAGGAATGGCAGACCACGATTCGGGTATTATCAAAACTCTGATATCACTGATGCGAATATCCTTTTGCAGAAAACGTGGGAAACCCTGCAAAAGACCTGTGTTCCGCAAATCAATATCAGCGGAACCTGTGCGGATCTGTATCGACTCGGCTACAATGATGTTCCTCTTCGTCTGCATGATACGGTAATCATTGAGATCGCTGAAACCGGGGAACATATCGAGAAGGAAATCATCACCCTTGATGTTGACTTGATTGATCCCACGGCAACACAGATCGAAATCGGCGATTATATTCCGAACATCATCTATATCAACCGGGAAACAGAAGAACAGGCTTCCGGTGGTGGTGGCGGTGGTGGCGGCGGTCATGGGCAAAGCCAAAGCCAATATGATGAATCGGCAACATGGACTGATTTCATCAGGCTGAATAACATGATCGGCATGGTTGTTGGGACTCGGCAAGGTGAAAACTATATACGTGCAGGGCAGATCGTTCTTGCAATCAATGATGCTGGTGATAGTTCCGCATATATAAACGCAGATCATGTGAATATTTCCGCAACACAAACAGCGCATCTTCTGGTTGAAAGTTTCAAGATTGATCAAAATGGCAATCTGGTTATAACTGAGCCAATTTCCGGCGGTGTTAAAATATCCAGAACATCCAGCGGGATTACATCACAGTTTGGTGTATATGATCAGGGAAATCTTACTGCCGGAATTATTGCGACAATTGTAAATGGTGTCCCATCAACATATATCAGCGGCGATTATATTTATATCGGGAATCAATCTTCAACGACTGTTATTTCAAACAAACTTGAAGCGAAAGATATAACTGCTTCCTTGATAAATGCCGCAATAGTCAATGCGAGCCTTTCCAATATTGGATCAATTGCCGCTGGGGATATCCTTCTTGATAGTTTCAGCCTGAAAGGTGCGTTGCAGAATGTTTTCGTTTCTGACACTTCAGGTGGAAGAATAGAATTGACACTGGTTCCTGTGTCGGGGACGAACAGAACCATAAATTTTAATATAGCCGACACTCAATATTACAAGGACGGGGTGTCGGCTGCAATTCGTGAAACAAGAGCTGAGTGGAGACCGGATAACATCAGGATCAGCGGAAGTAATATATATGTTCTGAATGCCGCAGGGGATGATATTGGCGGGCCATACCCTGTGACAAGTGTATATAATTCTGGCTGGAATGATTGCATCGATGGATGCACAAGTGCCAATTATCTATCTGGATACACAACATATAACAATGGAAATGCGACAAACCTTTATTATAATGATGGCAGTGCATGGAACATTGCAACAGGTCAAAGCAGAATATGGCGGTATGGTGGTTCTGTTGTTGAAAGGTATCAAATTCCTGCGAAAAAATAAGGATGTGTGATTGATATGGATGAATTGACATTAAAAAAAATACTGGAATATCTTGGAGATATCAATAACGATGTTCAGAACTTGAACATTCAAGCAAGCGGTCAGAATATTAAAATGATCACAGATATTCTTTGCAAAAATCAGATTATTTTCAATACTGTTCAGGTTGAATTGTCACGGATTGAAAAGGAGAAAGGCAATGAACGAAATGAAAGCGGAAAAGGCTCTGTATCTCAGTGATGGAACAAAGCTTTCTGAAAGTCATGCTTATGAATTGTCGGGTAATAGATTGATCGTATATGTATATGATCCGTCAGTATCTTTTGTTGATGCGTTCCGGCTGTTTTCGGATCAAAGCAAAACAAAAAAGATAACATACAAGTATTCAGAGAGTGAAACTATTTTTGAAGGTTATACAAAGCCGATTAGTCTTAGCGATGATGGTACTCTGATCAACGTTATTTTGCAAAAAGAAAAGGACGGTGATATTGATGGCGGTCATTGAAACATGGTTTGAACAGGATTTGCAAAAGCCCGTCAAGGTTCGGTATATTGACGGAAATCTGTTTTCTCACAATGACAACGGCAACAGGATCGGGGTTGTTGTCACCAATAACGGCGAAGCTGTCACCTTGACCGGAACCGTTTCCGGGTATGCTGTGCTTGCAGATGGAACGACTGTACCATGCACCGGAACCAGATCAGGGAATAAAGCTTCCATTCTCGTTCCTGCTGCGGCATATTCTCCGGGAAGAATCCTGATTTCCATCTTCCTGACAGATGGAACCACCGTCACCACATTGGCGGCATTGTCTTCTTCCGTGATCATGGCGAGGACTGGCAATCAGATCGATCCCGGCTCGGTGGTCACTGACTGGACAAACACCATCAATGCGGCAATGCAGTCCGTTGAAACAGCGGCGGCGAATCTGGGGAATATTGTTGCGACTCCGTATGCAAATTTGACTTTCCCGGTTCCGCTTGGCAAATACACCATATACAATAACGGCCTTTATAGGTGCATTTCCCCTATTGCATCTTCCGAAGCGTGGACGGCGGCACATTGGAAAAATGTAAAACTTGGGGATGATGTTACTGAGTTAAAGAGCGCGATAACTATGATTGGCGAAGGGAGCGTATTGTTACCCGTTGATTCTTCTCCAACATACAGGCGTGCTATTTATAGTGATGGAACATGGGGAATCGCCACAGGTGGAAATCAGACGGAAAGCGTTATTATTCCAATCCCGATTGGCGCAAAAAAAATAACTGTTGTTTGTGCATCAAACGAAACTATCATTGCATTTTTGAAAACATTTACTGGAACAGAAGCAGATGGGTCAACCGTTGATTTCGCATCGCATTATACGGCGCGGATAAGTATTTCTGCAAACACAACGGGAATATATACACTTTACGGTGATGAAAATTACATCTTTGTTTTGACGAAGGCATCAGCAGGCGCGAATAGATTACCACAATCTGTAACTGCTTTTCCTGATATACTTATCGGGACAGATAAAACATTAAGCATTTCGGGAATGGCGGCAGATGCTGAAACAGTTGGGAAATTAGCAAATGGAACATATTTTCCCCAAAAAGGAAACGCCGCCACAAACTATACCCACTATGAGCCGAACAAATATGCATATTCAAGCACAGTCGGCGGGGGGATTTCGTATCAATCAAATTCTGACTATGGCACAGTAATTGTGCCTGTTGATGAGTTAACGCATTACACCTGCAACAGATTGAGATATTTGACTTGCCTTGATGACAATCTTTTCGTTTTACAAGCATCCGCACAGAACGTTGAAGAGTTTGACACAATCACAGGTACAAAATATGTTGCGGCAACATTCTACAATGCGGACAATACAGTAGACAATTTGATTATTTCTGCCGGGGATGAACTCGACCCGTCCCCAATGAAATATAATATTCCTTGGTTATATCATCCCCCGTATGATGTTAAAATTTCAGCACTTGAAAAAAGCGTATATAGGAAATATCCATTCGGGGAACAGTATAATGGAAATGACCAATCAAAGGTGCTTGGAACTGCGAACAGCATTAAGAAGGGCAAAGTCATAAACTTTTCTTGTGATTTTTCAACGTTTGGGACACTCCATATTAAACTGCAAACGGCTGGCGGGACGGTTGAGAATGATTTTGCTATCACGTCTACAACGGTAACCAGAACAGTAGATGGAAACACAAGAGCACCTGTAACACACGGACTGACGATACAAAATACCATCGGTGTGCAGATTGAATTTATACCTTCCGGATTGAAGTTTAAAATCATAAGTAACGGGGCAATCTTTGAACAGACATATGATTATGCAAGCGGTTCTGTTGTTCCTGCATATGAAGTATCTGACATGACGATTTCAAATGTTGATTTTGCATGGTCGTGCAAGGACTTTGCTGATGGTATCTGGCTGTTTGGCGATTCATATTTCTCTTATGGTACAAACAGATGGGTGTATTATCTTATTGAGAACGGATACGGAGAACACTGCCTGATTGATGGCTATCCGGGCGAGACATCCATCAGGGCTATCGCTTCGCTTAAAAGCTATATTTCTCTGTCCACTCCGAAATATGCTGTTTGGTGCTTGGGTATGAATGACGGGTCAGACGGTGATGCACCTTCAAGTCAATGGTTGACCAATGTACAGGAGTTTTTGCTGTTATGTAACAATAACAATATTACTCCTGTCCTTGCCACAATACCAACTGTTCCAACCATAAATCATGAACGTAAATCTGCATGGGTTCGTGAATCAGGTTACCAATACATTGATTTTGCAAAAGCGGTTGGTGCTTCTACGGAAGGTTGGTTTGCCGGAATGCTTGCAAGTGATGGAGTACATCCGACAGTTTCCGGAGCTATGGCACTATATCATAGAGCAATGACCGATTGCCCGCAACTTTTCAACAGGATTTAAATAACACCTTAAATTAGTAAACAATCTTGTAAGATTGTAAACTAACAGACCAACGGGGAGCCGGGTTTCCGGTTCCCCTCTTTTCATGGAGGTGACATGATGCCGAGCGGATCAGAACTTGCGAAATCCAGTTGTCATTTTCTTGGTATTCCCTATTCAAGACTCGACTGTCAGGCATTCGTGGAAAAAAGCCTTTCCGAAGTTGGCATCTCAAAAAATCTCGCCGGGAGTAATACATGGTTCCGCTTCCTGATGAAAGAAGGATGGACAGGAACCCCGGAAGAATGCAGGAAGATATTCGGCAGTATTCCTCCGGGAGCTTTCCTTTTCATCCTGAGTCAGAACGGCAAAGAACCTGAAAAATATCGTGGTGATGGAATCGGGAATGCATCTCACATCGGCATTTATACCGGGATGACTGGCGATCAGATGGTTGATATTGCCGAAGCTTTCGGCGATACCATGAATCCACGTGATTGCAACTATGGATCAGGTGCGATCCATAGCAGCTCAAGCCGGGAGAAAGTCTGCACATCATCATTCGCAGGAAAAAGCATCAACGGCGGCTGGAACAGGATCGGACTGTGGAAGCTGATCCAATACGGCGAACCCTTTGACAGCATTTTAAATGGTCAGGAGGTTGAAACAATGACAGCGACAGCATGGGCAAGGAACGGAACCACGGTGAACCTTCGCAAATCCAAGAATACAGGATCAGCACTGATCGACCGTATCCCGATTGGTCAGGTGGTAGAGGTCACAGATCAGGGTGATGAGTGGTGCGGCTGCACGTGGAAAGGAAAAAGCGGCTACATTATGACTCAATACCTCATCTTCGGTGAAGTTGTTCCCGGAGAAAACGAAGCCCCGGCATCCGTCCCGGAAGGGATGATAATGGTTAATCAGAAGGAACTTGAACAGGTTTACGACATGATCGGAAATCTGCTGGGGAGAAGGGGGTGAGGATTTGGAAGTCGGGGTATACATCAGCCTTGCCGCTGTTGCAATCTCGTTTATCAGTCTTGTTATGGGCGGACGAAAGGATACACGAACGGATGCGGCGCAGAATGCAATCATCCAGACAAAGCTTGATAACGTGATTTCAGGTGTGAATGATATCCGGGTTGAATTGCGATCCATGCGAGCGGATATCAATGATCATGGTGAACGGCTGGCAAGAGTGGAAGCACTGGCGGCAAACAATATGCAAAGGATCGACAAACTGGAAGGAAAAAGATCAGAATGATGAAAAAGGAGTGTACAAAATGAAGAAGTTGCTTTGTTGTTTAGTACTGTTGATGACCGTTCTGCTGATCGGGTCTGTGGCACTTGCTGAAGGTGAACTCCCTACGGAACCTTTCACATGGGAATATCTTGCCACAATCGCCGGGGCTACATTGGCAACCTTGCTGATTGTCCAGCTTCTCAAACTCCCGCTGGATCGGGTATGGAAGCTTCCGACACGAATTGTAGTCTACTTTATTGCTCTTATTATCCTGCTGTGCGCAACAATGTTCACGACCAGCCTTACAGTACAAAGCGGAATCCTTACGGCTGTGAATGCTGTGATTGTGGCTCTGGCGGCAATGGGCGCATATGAGGTCACATTCCGAAAACTGGAAGGTAAATAAACAATAATTCACGCACAGGTTTGCACGTGTGCAAGATTATTGATTAAAAACGTTGCACGGTGTGTAACTTAGCGGAAACTTAGCGAAACTTAACCCCGGAGAAATCCGGGGTTTTTCTTATTTTGTATGAACCCCGTCTGAACCCCAAAGAATGATTTATTTTTCTGTTTTTTCCTCTGATTCTGGCAAAAGAAAAACCCCGGAAGTGTTGATCTTCCGAGGTTTATTTAGTGGCTCAAATAGGACTCGAACCTATGACACTCCGGGTATGAAGCGGAAAATCAGATGTTTTGCCGTCCCTTATTTTTCAACAGCTTCAGGCTGTTCAGAATTATTCTGAACCCCGTTTTGAACCCCAAACAGCCGATTTTCGATCTTTTTCCGCTCTTCTATGGAGCGATCTTCCGAAACAGAATCATAAACTTTCAGGATCATTTTTGCATCCGCATGACCCATCCAGCGGCGGCAAGTGTTGATCTCGACCCCGGCATCCCTGCACATAACGCAGAAGCTGTGCCGGAGATCATATGGGACAATATCAAATGATTTCCATTCCGGCAGGGGCTTTTCCTGCTCCAATAATTTTTTATGTTCACGGGTTCGACCATACCATCGTTTCGGCATCCCGTTGATTGCTCTTTCCATTGCCGCCTTGTATGAGTTCCAAGCGACTCTCCACGTGGTGTGTGTTACTCTTTCACCGTGTGCTGATGCTATCAAATACCCTTTCTTCCCCTTTAAAGCCTGTTCTAAGGGCGGGAATAGTGGAATCTGTCTATTTGCCTTGTCTGTCTTTCCTTCGCCTGTAAAGTCGTATTTCTGGCCGTTATTGTGGGCGAACTCATGCAGGGTGATGATATGATTCTTGAAATCCACATCTTTTTCGATGGTGACGGCTTTTGCTTCCTGTGGTCTGAGTCCGGCATATAACATCGTCATGACTGCCGGATAACAGCGATGATCTGTGCAAAGAGTCAGAATCCACTCTCGTTCCTGATCCGTGATCGGTCTGGTTTTAGGCTGGCTCCCCTTTTGCGGCTTTGCTGTTTTATCCCTTGCTGGGTTGAAATGAATCATACCATCAGCAACAGCAGAATCAAACAGGGACGAAAAAAGCTGTTTTGCTGATTTAAGGTATGATGTGGAGCATCCTTTATATTGGTTTGAATAAATGTCCTTGATATCTGAAGGAACGATGTTTGCAATCTGTTTATCGCCTATCTCGTCAATCATGTGTTGCAGATGAATTGCGAGTCCGGTATAGGTGGAATCTGCAACCTCCGGGAAGGATCGCCGCAGCCAAGGAAGCGCATAGTCAGAAACAGTCTGCCGCTTGAATCCTTTTTCCTGATTCTGAATGTATTCATCACGGGCGGCAAAAGCTTCCTCCGGTGTGCTTCCGTAGAACTGGATTCCATGCCACTTGCATTTATATCGTCCATCCTTGCGAACCTTCAGCCGTTCCTTTTTCTTTCTGGGCAT